TTCAAGAGTTTGAATGCTGCCGAGAGAGCAGTTGTTATGTATGGTGATGATGCATATCGTGAATCACTAGACCTTGATAATGATGATGCTCCCTGTTGGAAGATACCCAGTAGAGAGTCAACAACCTTTGTTGGTTGGAACCCTATGTGTATCCCTACAATGGATTACATAGTATGGAAACTAAAACGTCGTGAACAAATTGCGAAAGGAGAAATTCACTAATGGACTACAAAACTGCAGGCGTTGATATTGAAAAGGGTAAAGCATTTGTAGAACATCTGAAAATTATGGCACCTAACATTGGTGGGTTTAATGGAAAGATGGAAATTCCATATGGATATGAGCAACCTGTTTTAGTATCTGGCGCTGATGGTGTCGGAACCAAAATTAATATTGCAAGAGTTGCTTGGGACTATTCTACTATTGGAATTGATCTGGTTGCAATGTGTGTCAATGACGTTATATGTTCTGGTGCTAAACCATTATATTTTCTTGATTATATTTCTACTAAAACTATAGATTCCGATGTTAGTGACATTGTGCATGGAATTGTTAGGGGGTGTGAGATTGCTGGAATGGAACTCCTAGGTGGAGAAACTGCAGAACATTACAGAGCAACTGACTATGACCTTGCTGGGTTTTGTACTGGTATTGTAGAGAAGAATGAGATCGTTGATGGTAGTAACATCAGACCTGGTGATGTAGTCATCGGTATTGAGAGTAGTGGACTTCATAGTAATGGATATACTCTTGTTAATGATATGATATGGAGACATAAGATTTTCTATAAAGATATGCCTGAGTTGCTGACACCAACTACCATCTACGCTCCTCTAATCCAGCAGCTGCTAGATGAAGTTCCTATCCTTGGTATGGCGCACATTACGGGTGGAGGACTGCCTGAGAACCTTCCACGATGCCTTCCAGCAGGTCTTACAGTTGACGTTGATTACTCTGCTTGGGAACGACCAGAACTCTTTAATAAGATTCAGGAGGCAGGGGATATTGCTGAAGAAGAGATGAGAAACGTATTTAATCTTGGCATTGGATTTTGTTTAGTTGTTCCACCCGAAGTAGTAGCAGAAACTCAGTCTCTTATCAACATGAAGTCTTGGGTTCTTGGAAATGTCCGAGAACAATAACAAATTTTTGCCATTGTTGATACAGAAGTGTATCACTATGATACACTATAATCTATATAATTATGTAATCCATTAGGAGGTATTAATGAACTTCACCACAACTGCCTTAGCAGCTGGAACTCTAATGACTATTTTTATCGGAGTTCCCCTTACTACATTTGTTTATTAGTATATGGAAATTTTAGTAACTTTAGCCATTTTTGGAGCAGTAATGAGTGGAGCATTCGCACTAACACCTAAAAAGTAAATACTAAATAAAAATGAATATCGTCGTCGCAGACAGAAGGGTAACTGGCAAAATCCAGTTGACACCCTTCTTTTTTATTGCTATAATTAACTTAATGGAGAACTGCATGTCCAAAAAATTTAAAAAAACTGATAGTAAAGGTCGTGAAGAACTTTGGGAGTGGGAAGAAACTCCTGAAGTAACTAAAGCAGTTGCCCGTCTTCATGAGACTATTCGTGAACTTGAAAAGAAAAATGCACCTGATTATGGAGTAGGAAAATGAGTATTAAACTTTTAATGCTAAAATCTGGAGAAGATATTATCGCAGATGTAGATGAAATGTCTGTCGGTGAAGGTGATGAAAAAAGAATCATCGGTTACTATCTTAATAAAGCATGTGTAGTTAAACTGAGAAATCCTAATGCAATAGAAAATAAAAAAGCATATGAGGTATCTCTGTTTCCTTGGATTCCCTTGTCTGCAGAGGATACCGTTCCCATTGTTGCTGATTGGGTAGTAACTATTGTGGAACCAGTAGAAAAATTAATTCAAATGTACGTAGAGGATGTTATCAATGGATCGAGTAATCAAAGTAGTTCTACTGATGAACAACGAGAAACTGATCAGTGAAATCGAAGAGGTCGGTGCTGATATCGGTCAACCTGATTGTAAACTAATCAATCCAATGGAAATATGTGAAGGCAATATGCTTGCTCCCTGGATGATGGATCATACAAAACAGGATAATTTTATGATTAATTCGGATAAGATTATTACTCTTGCTGATCCTATGCCTACCCTACTTGAAAAATACATCGACCTTACTAAGTAATGCGTTTCTACACTAATGTTCAAATGATTGGAAATCAATTCCTCATAAGAGGAGTTGAGAATGGAAAAAGATATGAGCATCGGGATGAATTTTTTCCATCTGTATTTGTTAAGACGAAGAAAGATTCCAAGTATAGAACATTAAATGGTAAAGCAGTAGAAGAGGTAAGACCTGGAACAGTGCGTGACTGTAGGGATTTTTATAAAAGGTATACTGATGTTGATGGATTTGAGATTTATGGAAATGACCGATATATCTATCAATACATTTCTGAAAAGTATCCAGAGGATGAAATTAAGTTTGATATTAGCCAAATCAAACTAGTTACTCTTGACATTGAGACTACAGCAGAGCACGGATTTCCTGACATTGAATCTGCTATAGAAGAAATTCTTGCAATTACAATTCAGGATTACACTACCAAAAAGATTACTACTTGGGGAGTAAAACCTTTTGCTAATAAGCAGGATAATGTAACTTATTATCATTGTCATAGTGAACAAGAACTTCTTGGGCACTTTATTAACTATTGGATGGTTGATGTTCCTGATGTGATTACTGGATGGAACATTCAACTGTTTGATATTCCATACATCTGCAAACGACTTAATCGTGTGTTTGGGGAGAAGGTAATGAAGCGACTCTCTAACTGGGGTCTTGTGACAGAAGGAAAGATTTTTATTCAAGGTCGTGAGCACGTCACTTATGATATTGGTGGATTGACTCAACTTGATTACCTTGATTTGTATAAGAAGTTTACTTATAAGGCACAGGAATCATATCGCCTAGATTATATTGCTGAGGTTGAACTTGGTCAGAAGAAACTTGACCACTCTGAGTTTGATACGTTCAAAGATTTCTATACTAAAGGATGGCAGAAGTTTATTGAATATAATATTGTTGACGTAGAATTGGTTGACCGTCTTGAGAGTAAGATGAAACTGATTGAACTTGCATTGACTATGGCATATGAAGCCAAAGTTAATTATGCTGATGTGTTCTATCAGGTTCGTATGTGGGATAATATTATCTACAACTACCTGAAGAAGAGGGATATTGTAGTTCCTCCTCGTAAGAAAGAAACTAAAAATGAGAAGTATGCTGGTGCATATGTAAAAGAACCAATTCCCGGTAAGTATGATTGGGTTGTGAGTTTTGACTTGAATAGTCTATATCCTCACCTGATTATGCAATACAATATCTCACCAGAAACTTTGCTGGAAGAAAGGCATCCAACAGCATCAGTAGATAAAATCCTTAATGAAGAAATCAACTTTGAGTTGTATAAGGATAATGCAGTCTGTGCAAATGGTGCTATGTTCCGTAAGGATGTCCGTGGGTTCTTGCCAGAACTGATGGAGAAGATGTATGGCGATAGGGTTATCTTTAAAAAGAAAATGCTTAAGGCAAAGCAAGATTATGAAAAGACCCCAACGAAAGCACTTGAGAAGGAAATCTCTAGGTGTAATAATATTCAGATGGCTAAGAAGATTTCGCTTAACTCTGCTTATGGTGCCATCGGTAATCAGTATTTTAGGTACTACCAACTGGCCAATGCGGAGGCGATTACGCTTTCTGGTCAAGTTTCTATCCGTTGGATTGAGAATAAGATGAACATATATCTAAATAATCTTTTGCAAACGACGGATACCGATTATGTTATCGCATCAGACACTGATTCGATCTATCTTAATATGGGACCTCTTGTTGATAAATTTTTTGCTAATAAGTCTGGCGACAAAGCAAAGATTGTGGAGTTACTTGATATGGTCTGCGGTGAAAAACTGGAACCTTATATCGAGAAGTGTTACCAGGAACTGGCGGATTATGTCTCGGCATATGACCAAAAAATGAGTATGAAGCGGGAGAATATTGCTGATCGTGGTATTTGGACTGCAAAGAAACGTTATATTCTCAACGTATGGAACAGTGAAGGTGTTGCTTATGCAGAACCTAAACTAAAAGTGATGGGTATTGAGTCGGTCAAATCATCTACTCCGGTTTTA